TTAATTACTGTATCAGTGTAGTGTATTTCTTCTGGTAGATCAGGAAGTTTATTGACGTACTGTCGTTCAACACTGAATCCAACACCTGTACCACACATAAGTATGTAAAGTGTTTCATCGAATGCACGAACATTATCTACCGCAACATAACTACAATTAAACCCTGCTACGTTGTCTCGTTCTAAAGCTTTACCTGCTGACATTAAAGCTCTCATGCTTGGCATTATGTCTAAGTTAAGCACAGCTTGTTCTAACTGTGGTCGCATGTCTGTTATATCTGTATCGTTGTTCTTCTTTAAATGCTCTTGCATAAAGTCAAAGTATCTTGCGACTGTCTCTTGCCAAGTCTCTCGTCTTCCTGTATCTTCGTTCCATCTTGCGTATCTGCTAAGATGTATGAACTCTTGATAGGTTGTGGGTAAATTAACCTGTTTCATTTGTACTACGCTCCTTTAGTATTTGTTTTAGTTTATTTTCGTACCAATCAGCTTTATCTAAGTCTTGTAATCCATTCTTGTATCTAAATCTCCATCGATACTTAAGTGAATTACCTCTTAAATAGCCAATAAATTCTTCGTGTGTTAGCATTGCTTCAATAGCTTCAATACATT